GAAAACTGTATACAGGTCTAACCCAACTTGAGATGCCTTGTTGATCTCGGTCTGGCTGTAAATCTCAGCGGCCTCTGACAATTCTTTCAAGTTCATTGTAAGCGCAGTATTTTGACCATTGAAAAGGACAACGTGCATGCGTGCCATATATGTGGCGGCAAGTTTTCGGTTACCCGCTTTACTGTAAAGCATCCTGTAATTCGTCTTGCCTGCTAGTTTGATATTCCATACAGGGTTGGTGGTAGCTTTCTCGAGATTTGACGGGCTATCAAAAACATCATAACCCAATACATTGTTTGCCTGCGCCCACTCTGCCAAGGTCTCGGACTCTGCATCTGTTGGATTATCAATAAAGGTAAATCCCTTATAGTTTACAAGAGCCTTAACCGCTGAAACGGCCTCTAGCTTTGTTTCAAGGGCAACTGTTGAAGTATCAGCACCTTGAACAATACTTGCCAGGCTGTTTGCGTTCATGCCGAGAATTGCACCAACTGACGTTCCAGTTGCGGATGCTGTAAAGTATGTAATTAAGGATGTTGCCCCGGTGGTAGCAGATGTAACAATTATTTTATTATCATTCTCAGTTACAGCACCACCAGAAATATTAGCATTAAGGATTGTTACCACTTCGGCAAGGTCTGAAATGCTCTGGAAATCAACGCCCGTTACATCTTCTTCAACGCCGTCAATACTGATCTTAAAAGAACCGTCATCAATTTGTTGAAGCTGTGGGACGACGACGGCCTGGCTTAATTGCTCTCCTGATAATACCGCCGCACTTGCTGGAAGTGTTTCCTCTTCCGCTCGCCAGTACGCCATGACCAAAACACCACCGCCACCAGACACCGGATTAGGTGAAGTCCCGAAAAATGAACGGGCAAAAGAAGCAGGCTCACTCTCTGAACCAAAATCAGCATCTACCGCTTGCGAGTTTCGATACAATTCATAACGGTTATTAGTACTCAGTTTTGTTTGATCTGCTGTGAAGATAGCAACGACATTCATGTTGTCACCTGCCACCGCCTTTCCTTCTGCTAAAATCCCGACATTGACTACATTTGATAAGTCAGCCATATTAAGCCTCTTGTACGTTGATTGTGAACGCCCCTGCCGGGTTGTCCGTGATTATGTCAATTTGAGAACTGTTTATTCTCAAAAGTTCCGTTTCGTTTGTGATATTGTACGTTGCCTTTACTGTTATTTCAAAGCGTTCTGTGTATCCCGTTCCCGCAAGCATACGTAAATCAGTTATTCCGCTTGCCCGGTGTACCGTTATTTTGTGCGTATATCCTAAGTTTCGTGCCTTCTGCGATTCGTTGAGTGTTGCCCAGATCATCGCATTTTCTTGAGCATCTTCACCGTAAAAGTTAAGGGCGAACTCTGCCGAAACCGTTTTGGTAATTGTCTTTAGTTCATTTGCGCCGTCATACTTATGTTGCGATCCAATGTTTACCGCTGGCGTTAATCCATCAATAACAATTAAATTCTCGGAAAAATCTAGCTTATCGTGGTTAGTACGCCCAAACTTAATCATGCTCTCCGATACTTCGAGCAGGTCACGAGTATATAGTGCAAGCTGTTTAAGTGGATCAATAAACGCCATTATTTGATTTCCTCGCCGATGGCTTCTGTGTAACCGTATTGGCTATAATTCTTTTTAGAACGTATCTTGTAGTCCTTGCCGAGCCATTCGATTATCTCGTTTATTTCCATCTGGTATGTGCTGTGGACTTGTATGTATTCTTTGCTGTAATCAATATCAGAAACTTGTATTTTCTCGGTATCGGCAACTTGTACAACTGCTTCAATTACCGTTGCCACAATTGTTTCTGTTGGCTCAAAATCAACAGTTGTAGTCGTGATCTCTTTTATTAAAATCGTCTGTGCGTATTCGTCAAGAACATCTGACATATCAGGCATCATAAGACCACCCATGTTATTGAGTTTCGCAGTGTGCCTTGGTCAATTAGGACTTGGCTAGAACCTTTATTATCTTTTGTAGCGTCGGTTATATCCTTCCATGTCCCATAACCACGACTACGAAAAGCACCTTGAGAAATGTTTTGAGCAGTAACACCAATAATATTCAATGCCTTTATCGAGTCCCTACCTTCAAAAACTTTCTTAAACTGCCTCGCTATTTCAATCTCTAACTCTTTTCTTTTTACCGCAAAAGGAACACGGAGAAAAGACCGCCTTGGAAGGTTTCGACTAGGCACTCCGTATTCATGGCTTGCGCCAACTTCCAAAACGCTTGTACCGTCTTTGTATATTTTAGAACCAGTTTTCCCCTTCGGCAAACCAACAAAGACAGACTTCTTTTTAACCTGTTCTAAGTTCTTGTGATACGCCAGAAGCGTCTTTTGTGTCTCGGCAGGTGTCATACAAAAATTGCTCCCTGCGCAAGCCCGTTAGTCATTTGCACGAACTGTTGCCCGTACTTGCTCGACATAAAAAAAGAACGATAGGAGCTAACGTCACCGACTGCGTAACTTGTTGAAACGTTCCCCACTGACTTGCTAGTTGCGGCAAGTCGTGGGGTTGTTCCTGTAGTGCTTTCGAGTGTAAAAAGATGAGCGCATAAAACAAGGATTATCTGATCTTCACAAGCCGTGCCGATACCATACTCAACACCGAAATAACATAAGTATGACGGGTCAATTGCAGGCCATGCGGCATCAACCTTCGCAGTATCAAAATTAGGAAACCTTGTTTTAAAATCGATCAACAGTGACATATAGTCCCAAGCTCCAAAGCTCTATTAAACGCTTGCATGAATTGCTTGTCTTTTTCAAGCTCATCACTCAGTTCAAAACCATCAAATATCATTACGTCACCGATATAAATAGTTTTGTGAGCGCAGAAATTACAACGGTATTTCTGCGCCTCTTTTTTCTTGGTAGCCATAATTAAACCCCCGTTGCGATACGTCCACCAGCCGCCTCAAGCACATCAACGCCAGCAATTCTGTAAACGTAATCTGTAGACTTACGAAAGCCATTTGTTTCGAGTGGGGCGTTTTTGAGTGGTACAGGTAAGCGAAACTTTAGAACGTTTGGATTACTTGCAACGATACTCATTACACGACCACCGCCCACGCTTTGCGCTCTTGCAGTTGCGATAAAGTCAACGGATGGGAAGTTGGCTTTAAGGCTCATTAAGATTGACTTGTCACCTGACGCACTATTCAAGATAGTCTTTGCAAGGTGATTGAGAACGGTTGCAGGCATGAAAAGCTTGTTACCCATATATTCCGGAGTATTATTGACAGCGTTATGCTGTGCAATGATAAACCCAGAAACAAGCTCGTAATCTTCAAGAGCAGTTCCTGCACCAATTGCCGCACTTAATGCCGCCGCAGTGAATGAAGGGCTATTGAGAATACCGTATTGTCCAGTCTCCAAACCGACAAGACCGGAACGATCCAAGTCTTGCTTGTAAATACGGTCAACTTCCATTACGTAGCGAGAAGCAATATTATAACCTTCCATTGCCGCTTGTTGTACCTCGGTATCAGTCCAAACAGTAGTAGCCGCTCGCTCAGTTACCTTGATAGTTGAATCTTCACCTTGTAGCGAAATGATTCCCTGCGAATTGGTCGAGCCGTTTGCGGTCTTAAACTCACCCGCACCGGACACACGCAAAGTCTGAACAGCGTTTGCATACCCACCAATATTGGAAACATCAAAACCGCTATTGAGAAAAACATTCTCAGGATACTTGGTTTCGATAAGTGTCGGGTCTACTTTAGTGAGTGAACGTGCGAGCAATACACCGCTTGCATCGTAAAATTTTGTTTTGTTTACCGAGTCGGCGAATACTTGGAAAGCCTCACGGTTATAAAGTTGAGATAATTTCATTACCTACTCCTTATTTGAGGCGAATTGCCCAAACGGTTGGGGTTACTTGAAAAAGAAACTCTGCGCCAGTAGCAACGCCACCAGTTGCGAGAGCCTTTCCTGCGTCTGCATCGGCTACGTTATGAGCAGTTACTGCACCGAATACGGTTGGTGTTTGTCCGGCCTTGACTTCGACAGTAACAACACCTGCACGTTGATACTCCACCATTGTGGTGTTATCAGCCTTGTAAGTATCACCGTCTTCGATTGCGTTAGTAACACATCGAAGAACAACGCCAGCAATTACCGGGGTTGTGGAAGCGTCGAGATTGTCAATTGAACCGCTATCGAGTTTAGCAAAACGACCGATCTGCAAACCGTCCTCGAATTTGTCAGTTGATAAAATCAACTTGGCGAAAATGTCTTGAGTTTGTCCCGAAGGAGTATTAGCACCGTCAAGACTTGGTGCGATTGGAAATGCCATTTTTTAAATCTCCTTTTCCCAAACTGCATCGGCTTCGGATTTACCATCGCCAAATGCTTTATATTTATTTACTGCAACAATTGCTTTAAAAGCTGTTGCAAGCTCTGAATCTGTGAACTCGTTATCGCCGTACATTTTCA